CTCCACTTTGCAATGTAGCTGAAAATTTATATCTTCCACCCTCAGTTCCTGTGTCTGCTGAAATAACTAAATTGGTTACTACCATTCCTGGTAACTCTAAGTTTCTTTGATTAGCACTATCTGCATTTTTTGCAATAACAACTGTAATGGTAGAGTTAGCAGTTGCATTACTGGCATTATATAATTCAGTAGCTGGAGTAAACCCACTTGCTATAGATACATTTCCAGATGTTGTAGCATCAGCACAAATATTTCTAAGTAATATTTGATGTCCTGTGTCATTATGAAGTGTTCCAGATAATGTTAACTCTGTTACTCTTAATTTATTATCTTGAAAAAAATCTTCATCTTTAAGTGTTCTTCCAGCTCCACTCCTTACATCTAATACTTGATTAACATTTAAAGATGGCATACTAACTGAATCAACATCTAATTGATGCATTGCACTTGTGCTAATTGCACTATCTCCAGCAGTTGTCTCTACTTCAATAAATACTTTAAATTCTTTTGGTGAAAAAGCGTGACTTACGATAGCCATTATTTAGCTCCTTTGGATTTTATTATTGTTACTAAGTTTTCTATTGATTCAGCAACATTATTTACTTCAATGGCTTTTCCACTTTGTAAACTCTGCCACTCTTCATGGGTTGCTCCACAAGACTTCCAACAATTAGGAAGTATTGTATCTGCATCTTTGAGTTTAATTTTCATATCCTATTCCTTATTACTTTATGATATGTTTCCTAAAAACATGCCTTTCCATGTCCATCTCATAACATTTAAACCTTCTATCGCCTCCTCAGCAGTTTCTTTTTCATTAATGCGACATTCTTCTAGCCTACCATTAAAGAAGGTGTTATTTCTGTTTTCATGGAATACAGCCTCTATTGTAGATACTTGTCGAAGTATATGTTCCCAAGCATCTCTTTTAACATTATTTTCTTTAAAAGTATAGGATATATCTAATTCATATTCCCTTATTTCTCCAGCAGAAAGTTGTTGTATTAACTCACATCTAACTGGATTTAATCGAATAGATTGATTGCCCATATCTTTAAAATTGCCAGTATATATAGCCATACTACCAGCGAAATCAGTTCTTAAAAAAGTTCTGATTGTATCTAAAATCTTATCATCCCAAATATTCACAACTACTCTTGGTAATCTATTATAAACACGAGTTTCATCTTCAAAATTTGAATTTATAAAATTCCATGAATTTGCCATTGGTTATTATCATCGCCTTGTCATTCTAATTGAAGCTGGTATCCCCATATCAGTTGTTTCATTTCTACCATGAACTTCAATCTCCCAAAAATCATTTAATGTTGCGGTGTCTCCTGTATCTCCAGCAAAACGAGCATATAAGCCTCTTCCTACTGGTTGATAGTCTCCTTTGATAAAATCACTATAGTTAGCACTTTCTCCATTATTCATTCTTTCTGCACCTAAATTATTAGAGTCAGATTCCCAAAATGAATACTTTGCAGTACCTAATGCCCCAGCAGTTGTTATCTTTACACCTATCCTATCATATACACCTGAATACTCACCTCTAGTGTCTACAATACGAATGTTTCCATTTACTGTTTGTTCTCTCACTACACCTTGAGATGCATCACCAGTTGTTTGCCAAGATAGTTTAGTTGTGCCTAAATTAAGAGATTGAATGTTTGTTTCAGCCTCATTGAATAAAGCCTCTGCTACTTCAGAAGTAGGTTGAGATGCACGAATTAAAAAAGTACACGCTAATAGTGCTGTAGTTCTTACGAGTATATAATCGTAATTACCATCTTGGTCTTTAAATTGTTTTCTAGGAAGTTTGCCATCTAATCTAGAGTCTAAATACTTAGTTGCATTAGATATGTATCGTGTTATAACAGTAGCCCAATCATCTCCAGATTCAATAAGCATATCATTTGGATTTGTGGTGCTATTATAGTAATAGGTTGCATCTAATGATGATTCATAAAACCAATGCCCATTTGCAGTAACTGCTCCACTATTTGCTTGAGCAGATCCTAAATCTTGACCATTTGCAAATAACTGAGTTACTAAACCAGTATTATCTGCTCTATATAAACTACCACTATGTACAACAAACCCATACAAAGGAGTTTTAGTATCAAACTCATCTATTGCTGGGTATATGTCTTTTAAGTCTCTGTGTGTGCAATAAGTCATATTGTTCCTAATTTACAGATAAAAGGTTTCTTAGACAATACTATCTTAGCTCTATGTGAACTAAATCATCAAAATTATTGTCTTTGGTTTCTCCATCACTATCCCAGTCTCCGCCAAACCTTATATCAATTCCTAATTGTTTTCCTATACCTCTTACCATTCCTCCCATATAATAAAAACGATCTCTGTCTTCCCAATCTATTGGATAGGGAGCAATATCGACAGCTTTACCCTCCATATGTTTAGAATACTTTACTTTTGTAGATCCTTTGGCTAATAATTCTTTTTGACGTTCAGCAGAACGAAGCCCTTCAATAACTGTCACATCCATCATTTTAATAAGTTCATTCAATACGTTAATTAGTCTTGCATCCACCCCTCTGAGTCTTTCTCGACTTCGTCTGCCAAACTTATACATTATCTTTTTTTCTTTTTCATTGACTTCTTTTTTTTCTTTTTTGGTCTACCCATTTTTGACCCATATGATCCTTTTCCGTATGGCATTATCTAGCCCTCCTAACTTTTCTTGCAGTTGATTTACTATATTTAGCAAATTGCTTTCCAGCTTTACTTGCTCTTCTTTTACGTCTGTTTTCGTAAGCTTTTTGACTTGAAGTAAGTGATTTTCTTACACTAGCTGGTAAGTAACGACCTCTTTTTCTGCGAGGTTTTTTCTTATCAGACTTAGTAATATAATCCCACTTTTGAGCAGTCCATCTTTTTAAGCTTTTCTGTGATTTCTTAAGTGCCATTATCTGTATCCACCACCAGCCTTTTTATAAGCACGAGCTAACATCTGAGCTTTTCTTGCTGACCATTGTCCAGCCCTACCCCCCTTACTACCAGCTTTAATTCTATAAAACAATCTTTTTCTCATTGTTGGCTTAGTATAGTTACCAGCTTTATTTACAGTAGATCTTTTTTTCTTTTTTCTTTTCATCTTCCTACTTTTTTCATAGCAGATTTATGAGATTGAGTAAACGTCCTACCTTTTCTCATAGCAGTTACCATTGATCTTAAATGTTTTGCTGTGTGATGCTTAGAGTGTTTACGAATTGCTGTAATTTGTCTTTTATTAAGACCATTTAAACTAACACCTTTGACTTTTTTTACCATTTTACTTTATCAGCCCAATATGCAGCCGACATCCTCCCTCTAGCTATATTTTTTCTATGCCTTGCTTTAAAAGACTTACGTTTAGCTTTTATCCTTGCTGATTCTCCCTTCTTAGGTTTACCAGCAGTTTTTGCTCCTTGTTGACCAAAGCGTATTAACTTTACTTTACTACCTACTTTAGCTAACACCATATGGCTTTTAGTTTTGTGTCCAGGAGTTCGCTTTGGTTTATTAAATCCCCTTAGACCAAATCTTTTAAGTCTAGGATCTTTAGCCATTACTTAGAGCCAAATATCTTAGAGAAAAAACCCTTCTTAGACTTTTTACCTTTTGATCCACCAATCTTCTTACCCTTCTTTTTTTTCTTTTTAACATCACCATATAGAGAGTAAGAAACATCAGAGTATCTTTCAGGATATTGAACCATGTCTGGGATTGTTCCATGCAAACATGAGGTTGTAATTAAGGTTACTATTATATTTGTCATTTATAACCCCAACTTTTTTTTAATTGCCATTTCAAATAATTCCCAGATAGCTTCTAAGATTTTAGCTTCTGTTTTTTCATTGATTATTGGCACATTAACAGACTTATTAACTGATGCAATTAAATCAGCTTTAACTTCATCGTCTAGTAAATATTCTGCTACTACTTTTCCAAACATTTAAGACTCCTTCTCATTTTTTATTTTATAATAAAGATAAATAATATTCATTACAGCTATAGCTATTCCTAGAAAGTAAGGAAGCATATCCATAAAGACTATTGCTTGACTTGCAAAACTTGTTCCTGATACCTTTAAACTATCCATTAGTGCCTTCCATTAATCCTACTTAAACTCCCTTTAACTTCTGAAATTTGATTATCTACTGAATTTACATCTTTTGTTAATGCATCAAATTTTCTATCTAACTTGTCATCAGAAGTATTCCATCTATTAATTAATTTTATGATCATACCCTCCATATTTTCTAATGTTTCAGATTGTCCTTTATTCTCTACTTTTAAATCTTCTAATTGTTCTTGTTGTCTGGCTGATTTATTAGATAAAGAGACCACTAGATACACGAACATTGCTCCAACTACACCAATCATCCCAGCCTCACTATATATAGCCATAAAATCCATTATTCTTTTACCTCAGTATATTCTTGATCTAATGAATAACCCATTACAGACCAGCCACTACAACTAGTGAAAAGCAAACACCCCACAAAGATAAACTTTATGGGGATGTTGTAAGATGTTGTTGTAACCCAATTATTTTTTTTCTTTTTTTTCATCTTTTTCCAAGCTAACTCTTAATGCATCTACAAATGCTTGCTTACCAAACCTTAGTTGTTGAAGATTAAATTCACTAGAACCAATCTTTCTATCTAAGTCAGCAACATGATTAATCATAACCTTTTGCTCATCATTTAATTCAGACTCTTTATAAGTCTTATCAAATAATGTTATTTCAGTTTCTTTAGGCTTTTCTTTTTCTTTTTTAGCCACCATTAACTCCTATTGTTATTGTTTAAAGTTTTTTGTAATCCTCTATCGCTAATGCAAGACCATCACTGTATGCTTTGGCTCTAACCATTTCATCATCCCATCTTTTCTTTTCAGATTCTAGCTGTGCTAGTGACCATTCTCTTTCATTGTCTGGCATAGCTTCACCAGTTTCTGGATTCCAACACTTACATACATAAGCAACGTATTCTTGCTTTACTGCATCTTGTTTCTTTTGAACTACCTTACCAGCTTCATTTTTAATTTCTTTTTTAGCTGGAGATATTTCTTTTTCTTTTTTAGCAAAATCTGCTGTTTTGCCTTTCTTTTCTGCGTATTT